TTAAACATCCCATTAAGTGCGCCCGTAGTTTGCGGTCTTGGTTTGTTTAATTGTGCTTTACTCATTTTCTTTTTTTCTTTATCTGTATGTTTTCTGCCATACCAACTTGCTTTTTCTCCCCTATACTCTGCAAGTTTTTTTCTATGCTCTATACTTTTGGGTTTTCCTTGATGTGCAATCCGCATTTTATTTTTTGTGTCTTCTGTGTGTTTCCTACCGATTGAAGTAATCCGCAACTTTTCTATATGTTCCTTAGAAAATGGCGGTCTTTTTAAACCCGTCAATGCTTCACTTATTTTCGTCTTATGTTCTTCGGTAAATTTATTTCCTTTTTTAAATCCCATATTTATATCCCGTGTATATGAACCCTAAAGGTTCCTGTTTTTAAAACACCACTTTCATCATATAATTTTATATTTACTCCTGTTGTATCTAATCCTGTTGTTTTTCCATAAACTCCATCCCCTGTTAATATCACAATATTCATAGCAGGTGATTCGTGATAGGTTTTTTCAAAAACTATATCATCTCCGTCTGCCGCGACCGTCACTTCACCATCTTGAATTTCATCGATATCCGGCAAATCGGAATAATAATCAAAAGTAGAACACAATAAACTATCGCCTACATTCTCTCTAGTTAAAGTCATTCTAATTTGGAAATACCTACACTTATAATCGCCAACCTGATATGCAGCATAATCTGACCATGCAATATTATCTTCCGATGTTTTTATCTCAAATGTTGCTGCTCCTGGAGTTTCAGCACCTGTAAATCTTTCAGTAAGGCTTGAGTTAAATTTTGTCGTGCTATCATCATTAAACGCTCTTCCTTGCGTGATAGCTGTTATTACTTCTATCGCTACTAAAAATGTGGCTATATATCCCACATCCCTAACTGGCGTTTCATAAGTGCCAGATAGATCTCCAGCTGATATTATTAAGTTATCACCTGATGTATCTGTGTTAGTTTTACTACCTGTCCATGCTGTCTGTTCTGAATACTCTGTTACTATGTTCCTAAAAGGTATATTATCTACTGTTATTGTGGACTCTGTGGCAGTTTCAGAGTAATTTCCTGATGTATCTATGGCCTTTATCCAATAACTCTGCCCTGAACCTGTTCTGAAATCCATTGTAACGTGCTTATTTCCTTGCTTAAAAGCCATTATTTGACCACTGCCCCATGAAGTGCCCCATCTTATCTCGTAACCCCACACGTCCACGTCATCAATCTCTGTCCAGCCCATAACCAATCTGTCTCTACTCTGGTTGGCTAAAAACGAAGACACGTCAGATGGGGGAGCGGCTTTTCCTAATAATTCTATTGAAGAACTTGGGGAATCAGATAAAGAACCATCTTCTCCTGTATCTGCTACAGTTACAACTTTTACGTAATAAGTAACGCCACCTATTACGTCACCGATTATAGAAAACTCGCTACCAAATGTTTCTCCCCTATATCCCCAATCTGTATCATTTTCGGATAAATATATTTTTGCTTTCTGGTATCTTTTTACATATCCGGAATAAAGCTCAGGCTTATCAAACCAAACATCGATAGCGTTATCTATTGTTCCATCCGCGCGTTTAACCAATCTTTCTGTCAATGTTAAATTTCTAACATTCGGCACAGTAAGCACTAAAGAAGAATAGTTATTGTCCGGTATCGATATCTCACTGTCATCATAAACATCGTCATCTAATTCTATTGCTGATATAGATGCTTCATTACTGCTATCTTTATTAATTGAGATTATTCTAAAATTCTTTTTTACTTTATCGGTTTCGCCAAAACTGTATTTATCGTAAGCACCAGGGATTTGACTAAATACGCTTGACACTGTAATTCCTGTTTCTGTGCCAGGAGTATTAGTTACTACTCTTTCTTCTATAGTGTCATCTGCAAATTGAACCATTATTGCATATGATTTTCCATCTGCTATTACTAATCCTTGATCCACCATTACTTTGGAAACACTAGAACCGGATTGAACCCTGCCCGAATATCCCCATTGAGGTACATCATGAGCAAATGCTATAACATCACTTGCCTGACAAGCTATAGAATCTATCCCTGCTCTAAAACCAATAGATCTATTTATATACTTGGCTACTTTTGCGGCATATCTTCCTTCTTTAATTGCTCTAGATAAACTCGTAAGGAATACCCTAACCTGTTCTTTGCGCATAGGGTCGCCCGCAGCTAATGCTACCTCATCCGAATAGGCTATTGTGTCCTGCTTATAGTCTTTATCTTTATCTAAAAATTGTACTTCTACTACATTTGGGATATCCCTGATAGATTTCCAACTTTGACTAAAACTATTCTCTATAATATTGCCCATAGTAAATAATTGAACGGGATCATCAGGCTTATCTATTTTAAAATTGATAATACCTTGTGAGTAAAAAGGAAGCCCTCTAAATACAGCGCATAACTGCGTTATTACATCAGGGGCCTTCGCGGGGCTGTCTATCATAACATCCATTCTGAATCTTTTTTCATATCCGCCAAGACCATCAGGATTTAATCCATCGCAGTATTTAGACATTTCAAGCATTAAGCTAACACTAAGATGCGTTGAATCTACAAACTCGCCTAATCCATAACGTGAGTTTAAAAGCAAATCCCGTACACACCAAACTGGATTTGCGGAATATTTGTCATGATAAGTAACTTCATCCCAATCTAATTCTGTATCATCGCTTTCCATTTTAAATTTGCTATTAGTGTCATCCCAATAATACTCGTCATACTCTATTTCACCCAAAAGTTGAACATCATCAAAATAAACAGATCCATTTGTGTGATAAGCGTATAATCGTATTTTTACTGTTGTGCTTTCTGCTCTGAATCTCATTGAGAGTTGCGTCCACGTTGTACTTGCTAGTGTTTGAGCGGATTCTTCCGTAGCACCGTTTAAAACTCCGAGTTTTGCAAAACAAGCAGAACCATCATTCCTTACCCAAGCAGACGCTTCATACCAATTGCCAACTACCATGTTCCCCCATGTGACCTCATCCCCATTGGTCTGCGTAACACCGCCATCTGTTCCTGCGCGCGTTATCTTTAACGAGTAATCACCTGTGCGCTTAATAGTGGATTCTTTTGCAAGAGTTATTCCTGCCCCTACACTTGTATAATCATCGGGGGCAGATCCTGTCCAGTCAGCAAAAATTGGATTCCCAATCACATTAGGATATAAAATTTTAGGAACACTTACCATCTTCCCTTTAGCGATACAAGTAAAATTAGGCATAGCGCCGCTTAACTGTTCAGTTGCTAACGCCTCTATCCCCAATAAGGCAGTATTTGGATAAAGAAAATCATCTGTCTTTATTTCGTCTAATTGAGTCCATTGTAAATCACCTTGTTTTAGAGGATCTAACTGGCTATCGTCTGATGTTCTAGTAACTCTTATGTCGTACTGTCCAGCCGTAAGGTCATCTTTCCTATATACCCTTCTTATCGTAGAGCGCGTCTTATCAGTAATGGTAGTTGAACCTAAATCTGTATAGCCAGGATCTGCGTGTAATTTATATTCTACTTTATACGTTACGCCCCATGACTGGACTGTCCCAGTAGCAGCATCTTGTTTAAATAGTCCACCGGGCAATTGCAGGTGTATTTCAAAAGCTTCGACATCACTATCTATTGTTGTGTAAACATGCGCGTTATCTTTTGTAAGCGTAACATTAACATCATACATATTATGTGCATCTTCAAAATTTGTTATTAGAGATGGACTGTTTATTCCATATCGCTTATCTGTGGTTATCCCGTCAAAGTTTTCTGCTGGATTATCGTTTACCTTAATCGTGTCTATGCTATGGATTTCGCCTTCACATAGCCCTAAAAGAACATTAAGATAATTTTTATTCCCATCGGTTCTTATGTAAGCATTTAAGACATTTCCGCCTATCTTGTGCTGCCCATATAAAACAGGGACAGGGATACCGATCTCCTGGACCGTCCTTATTCCATCCCAACCATAGGTAGGAGAGCTTTCATCTATCCCCTTACCAACAGTATTAAACGATGGTTTTCTTCTGCCCATAATAGCAGAATAAATAGAATACCCTACAGAAGCAAGCGCTAATATAACATCTAAAATAGTCAAAGCAGTCATTGTGGCTGCTGATAACGTTGCTCCTGAAGCAATCATCGCACTTCCTATTGCAACAAACTTTACTTCAGGAGTAATTATAATCTCATCGCCGTTATCAAGTACACAGTTTAAGTTTGTTATTTTTTTGCCGGAAACTATTACTTTGAGGTCTTTTGTGGAAAAACCTACTTCTTTTATATAATCCTTGACAAATTTTTGCCGAGAATAAGGGAGTGTTTTTTCCTCTCGCCTTTCTTTCTTGAGTATATTAGGAATTAATTTAACAGTAATCATTCTTTGTACCTATATATTCCTTCAAGCCTCTGTTCCCATCTGGCTGTTAATCTACTTATTATTGTTCCTACTTTGCTATGCGTATGAATAAATTTTCCATCACTTAAATAGGCTCCTGCGTGAGAAACTACTCCTAAGTGATTCTTGAACAATAACACATCTAAAAATTTAGGCGGCGTAACTATTTCCCAATTTTTATAGTAATTATCAATAAAATGATTCTTACCTTTCTTCGCCCAATCCTGTTCATAATTTTCAAGGTCTAATATTTCTATGCCTCTGTCTTTATTTATTAAAATTATAAGCGACCAACAATCGCCTCCAGTTAAATCTCTT